AGAGCGCCGCTACAGGAGGGCGCTCACAGAGCGCCGCTACAGGAGGGCGCTCACAGAGCGCCGCTACAGGAGGGCGCTCACAGAGCGCCGCTACAGGCGCTGGATAGAGCGCCGCTACAGGCGCTGGACTGGCATCCGTGTTTGGCGAATTTGTCGGAGCCCGAATTGCTGTGGCTGGCGCGGGAGCCGGACGGGGCGGAGACGTACGCGCGGTTCGTGCAGGAACGGGAGCGGTTGGAGGCATTGGCTGAAGAGGATCCGTTGTACCACGGGTTCGAGCTCGACTGCTGGAAGGTCGCCGACGAGCAGCTCGCTGATCCGGATCTGGACCTCCAGGTGAATTTCGGTTGGAACCGGGGCGGGGGCAAGACGCGCCGGGCATTGCGCTTGTTGTGCGAAGCGGCTCGGGAATATCCGGCGGATGATGACGCAGGCTATCTGGTGCTGGGGGAGACGGAGAAGTCGTTGATGTTCGTCCAGATGCCGGTGGTCTGGCTTTACCTGCGGAAGTTCATCAAGCAGTTGAACGGCAAACAGACGGGGCCGTATCGGGTGACGCACAAGCCGGGAACGGGTTTTACGGAGGGGCTGGTGATCATTCCGAGCGGACCGATTCGAAATGAGAAGGGCGAAATCAAGGGGTATCGGGGCCGGTCGAATATCTGGTTTGACACGTACAAGGGGGACGCGGGCAAGTACGAGGGGCGCGAGTTCGGCGGGCGGCTGCGGATGATTGGCCGGACGCCCAGCGGCAAGGGCATCCTGGACCTGGCGAAGCGGCCGGATGGAAGCTTGATACAGAACGTCGCGATTGTGGCGGATGAGGGGCTCAATTTGAACTGGCTGCGGATGATCAAGCGGCGGGCGGCGTTCCGACAGGGCAAAACCATTTGGGCTTACACGCCGCTGCAAGGCATCACGCCGGCCATCAAGGAAGTGGTGGGGACGTTGAAGGTGGAGTCGAGCGCGCCGGCGGATGCGCACGTGAAGTTTCGGAATTTCATTCCGGATGTGCCGGGCTGTCCGCGGGGGCACATGCCGCTGACGGGCACGTGTACAATGCCGAGGACGAAGGCGGTTTACTTTCACATTCATCCGCAGGCGTTCAACGACTACTTCCACATCGTGCGCGATGATTGCCAGGGGCGCGAGCAGCGTTACGTGGAACGGATGGCGTTCGGTTGGACGGCCGATATGATTGACCTGCAATTCGGGACGTTCGGCACCTGGAACATCATTAGACCGGAGCAACTGCCCGAGGTGGGGACGGACTACCTGATCGTGGACCCGCACGACGAGCGGCCTTACTTTTTCATCTATGTGCGGGTGGCGCCGGGGTTGGAGCCGGAGAAGCCCGATCTTTACGTCTGGGCGGATTGGCCGGACGCGCCGACCTATGGCGAGTGGGCCATCGCGACGGAGCGCGAGACGAGCGAGGACAGCAAGAAGGGCTGGGACGGCGACCGCGGCCCGGCCCAGGCGAACCTGAACCTGGGTTACGCGGGTTACAAGATGGAGTGGAAAAAGATCGAGAGCGTGCGGCCGGAGGGAACGGAGCGGGATCCGAAACGGCGGGCGCTGCAAGTGAAGGCCGCTCAATCCGGCCACCCGCTCCGGATGGATATTTTCGAGCGGATTATCGACAGCCGGGCGGGCCCGCGCAAGCAACTGGAGGAGCACGGGCAGACGTGCACGGTGCAAGAATTCGCCAAGGACCACAAGGAGCCCAAGACGGGCGAGAAACTGGGCGGGATCGATTTCCAGATGGCCGACGGGAGCCGGCACGACTGGACCCTGATTCGGGACCTGCTGGAGGTGAAGCGGGACGAGCAGGGCCGCATCGAGAAGCCGCCGCGGCTGTTCGTGACTGAGAATTGCCGGCAGGTGATTTGGGCGCTGGAGAATTTCACGAGCCGGGCCGGCGAAGCGGGCGCGTGCAAGGATCCTATAGATTGCCTGGAGTACGCGGCGCGCGGGGATTTGATACACGTGCCGCCGGGCGCGCCGCGGAGCAAGAAGGGGTGGGGGGGATACTGAAATGACGAATGACGAGTGCGGCGCTCGATAGAGCGCCGCTACAATGACGAATGACGAATGGACGCGAATTATGATTCACACTTACCTCAAACATGAAGGGCAGTGGACTATTTGGCTGGACCCTGACGAAGAAGACCAGATGGGTTTGTGCGTGGGCATTGGAGCGAGCCATTCGCAGGCGCGAGCGGACGCGGAGAAGTTCCTGCTGGAGGCCATCGAGGAATTGGCAAAATCGCAGATCCTAAATCTTTAATCGTAAATTCGCCATGACTCAATACGAATTTGACCGGTTGCCCTTGTTGCTCCGGCCGGCGGATGCCATGATGGCGCTGGCCGGGGTGAAGCGGAATGACTTTTACGAGATGCGCAAGGACGGCGAGTTGCGCGTGTTCCAGCCGGACCCCGGCCACGCGTTCGCCTACTATTTCAAGGCGGACATCGCGCGGGCGGCGGGGCTGAAGGTGGACCAGAAGGCCGTGATGGAATTGCCCGAGCGATTGAACGAGTTCCAGTTCAAGCACGTGACCGGATTGTCGGACCTGGCGATCTTGCAGGGGATCGCGAGCGGCCAGTTGCGGGACGTGGGCAGGGATGGAGCGCGGCTGTTTGCCAGCGCCGACTTGTCCGCGTGGTGCTTGACAAGGGAGAATCTTAAACCGCAGATAAACGCAGATGAACGCAGATAAGGACAAACAATATGATTACACAGGAGACGGCGCGTGACTTGTGGGTGGCGTATGACGAGATAGCCAAAGGGGAAAGACTGCTGGCGGACATGGAGAAGCAGTTAAAGGAAGGGGGCGACCCGAATCCTCGGGACCCATTTGGACGCCGCAAGAACCTGCAATTTGGAATCCCTTGCGGGGATACTTCGCATCGGCTGCTGGATGTGCAACCGGCGCTGGCGGTGGCCGTGATTCTGGCGCACATTGCGGATAAGCGGGCGGCGCTGGTATTAGCCAACGAGCGGGCGCGGAGTGAGGTTTAACCGCAGATAAACGCAGATGAACGCAGATAATACAAAACCATGACTAAACTCCTACTACAGTCACAGGACGAATTTGTTGCGTGGGATAGATTCGCAAGCGCGGCGTTAATTGCGACCACGCCGATGAGCCGGGTAATTCGGGACGGTTCCGACACATTGTTAATCGAAAAGTTTTGGATGGAGGCGGTCGACATCGCCGACCATATGATGCTGGAACGCCGCAAGCGCTTAGACCCGAAATTTCTTTAACCACAGATGAACACAGATAAGACCTATGCCACTACGCAAAGACAAACTTGAGGAGTTCGCCGGGCCGCCGGAGCTGGCTGAACTGTTGGAGGATTACCGGCGTTGCCTGGACCGCCGCGGCACGTTCGACCGGCGGCAGAAGCTCAACCGGGACTCGCGGTTCCAGTATTGGGAAGGCCAGTCGGACGACGGCCGCAAGTGGACGCCGAAGGGCAATGACACGGAGGTGCGCCCGTGGAAGGGGGCGAGCGATTCGCGGCCGCACGTGGTGGACACGTTCGTGCGCGAGGACGTCGCCAAGCTCACGATGGTGCGGGGCCGGGCCAAAATTCTGGTGACGGGCACCGAGGCGAACGACGCCGAGTTCGGCACGCGCCTCACGCAATTGTTGCGCTGGCGCCACACGCAAATGACGGAGCGGCGCCGCGAAACGCGGCTGGCGGCCAATTGGCTGCTGGAGCGCGGGCTGGTGGTTATAGGCTGCTGGTGGAACAAGCAGACGGCGCTGGGTTACGAGGAACTGGACATGGAGACGGTGCAGACCCGGGCGCAAATGGCGGCGCAATTTCTGCAATCGGGCAATCTGCCCGAGGGCTTCGACGAGGAAACGTTGATGAAGCCGATTGTGTTTCCGGAGATGATTTTGGACCCGGAGCGCCTCGACGAGGCGGTGGCCTTGTTCCAGGATTACTACAAGGACGTGAAAGCGGCGGATGCGCGCAAGGCGATCGTCGATT